CCCGGACGGGTGCCTCTATGGAGGCGATGATTTCGGCAGTCGTGTCATAGTCCGCCGTTGCCAGGCGGGTATACATGTCCGATTGGTCCGCCAGTATCTTCTTGTCCCGGATAGCCTGCGCCACCAGTTTTTCCGCCCTTGTCTTGGCGTTCTTTTTCGCGTCGGCTTCCAGCCCGTCGAGCTTTTCCGATTTCTCCCTGTTCAGCCTTAGCGCGGCGGTGATCTGCTCGTCAGTGGCATCCGCATCGAGCCCGAGGGCTGCGATGATTTCCTCTTTTTTCATATGTACTTCTTTGGTTGTGTGTGTCTGTTTGGGTTTGGGTATCACCGGGGCACCGCACGCCTCCAGCAGGACCAGGCTGTCCGCACTTATAGTCTCTTCCTCCGCTTCTACCTCCTCGATCAGCCCCAGGGACTTGGCTTCCGCGGCTGTCATCCAGTAGTCTCCTTTGGCCCAGAGTTCCTCGATCTGATCCGTGGTCTTCCCTGTCTTCTTCGCATATACGGCCTTATAGTCTTCCGTACAGTCCCTGAGCAGCTTCAGGTCTGCCTCCAGCATGTTGATATCCCCGTAGCTCCCCATACTGGGGCGGTGGATCATCAGTTGGCTGTTTGCTTTGCACCTGCTAGTGAACTTGGCCACGAGGTAGGTGGCCGCGGACGCCGCCAGGGAGCCGACCCTTATCAGCACGTTGTCATGGCCAAACCGGCCAAACTCGTTTGCCAGTTCCCGCGCCTCAAAGACGCTGCCCCCCTGGCTGTTGATATATATATCCGCAGTCCGTACCCCGTCAGCCAGGAACTTGTCCACCTGCGTGCGTACAGACTCACTGTTGATACTTTCGCTGTATTCACTGATCCGGCTGGTGACACGGAACATCGCCGTACCGTTCACCGCATCGGCGGTTACCTGGGTCTTTACATGGGGTTTTGTTTTTGGCATGCTTGCTTTTTTTGACCGTGCTTATCGTGGTGCCAAAGGTGCGAACTCATTCCATACCCTTAAAAAATTTTTCCCGTATCAGGCAGTAAATCCCCACGTTTCGGGCAGTAAATCCCCACGATACGTGACAACTAAAAATGTATTATTGAATAAAAAAAACACCTTTGTGACACATTAAAACGCATACAGATGGCAAAGGAAAAGGAAAGGGAACTAGCCCGGAAGATGTACGTGGACCAGGGCAAGGACGCCAGGGAGATAGCACGCATGCTCCGCATTACGGAAAAAACCGTCGGCGCGTGGGTAGCCAAGTATAAGTGGAAGAGCCACCGCGAAGCCCTGCTCAACAGCAGCACCGAGCGGCTGGAAAACATCCACAAGGTCATATCCGACATCACCACCGACCGGCTGAGGCTCAAGAAGCAGTCCACCGACGCCAGCCTATCCGGTGACCTGGACACGGTCAGGGATATCAACAAGCTCATCGTCGGACTGGACGACGCCATCGCCAAGTGGAACAAGGCCCTTACTTCCTTCGAGAAGGAAAACCGCATATCCCTCTCCCAGTACCTGGAGGTCATGGACAGCATCTTTGACGCGCTCAAGCGGGACCACCCCGGACTATACATGGACACGCTCGACTTCCAGCAGGGGCATATCGAATCCATATCCATGAAGCTCGGATGAAGGTAGCCGACAAGAAAGCACTCGACAGGTACCGGGCCAAGCTTGACTTTGCCCGTACCAACAAGGTAAACGCTTCCGAAACACCCGCCGAAAGGGCCGCCGCCAAAAAGAGGGCCGCCACCGACTGGGAATACCTCGTCCAGCGGTACTTTGGCCACTACGCCAGTGCGCCCACAGCAGACTTCCATGTCGAGTGGGCCACACTCGTGGAGCGTGACCCCATGTTTACGGGGTTCTCCAAGTGGGGCCGCGGCCTGGCCAAGTCCGTCTGGAACAACGTCATCATCCCCTTTGGCCTCTGGCTCCGGGAGGGTAAGAAATACCTCGTCTTGATCTCTGTGAACGAGAAGCGGGCCGTCCGGCTACTGGAAGACCTCCGGGCCGAGTTTGAGGCCAACCCACAGATATTGGCGGACTTTGGCGAGCAGCGAACAGAGGGGGACTGGGAGGAGGCGCTTTGGATTACCAGGGGCGGGTTTATCGGGCAGGCCATGGGCTTTGGCCAGTCCTGCCGGGGGCTGCGCGTGCGGGAGAAGCGGCCCGACCACTTTGTCCTGGATGACATGGAGACCCGGGCCACCATCAAGAACGAGAAGCGGCAGGACGAGATGGTCGAGTGGACAGAGACCGAGCTACTGCCCGCCATGGACGGGGAGAGCGAGCGGCTCATCTTCGCCAACAACTGGTTTGCCGAGGTCATGTACCTGCGCAAGCTCTCCAAGCTCCACCCAGAGTGGAAGGTACACGAAGTGAGGGCGTACAACGCCGTCACCTACGAGCCCGCCTGGCCGGCCAAGTACACCCGGGACTACTACCGCAACAAGGAGAAGCGCATGGGCATACTCTCCGCCCGGGCCGAGTACAACCACGATGCCAAGCCCAAGGGCAAGGACTTCAAGCCCGACTGGATCCACTGGCAGCGGCTCCCCCGCATAGACCACTTCAAGGTCATCGTGGGTCACTGGGACATCGCCTATGCCGGCACGGAAACCTCCGATTTCAACGCCGTCCGTATATGGGGACTCAAGGACACGGAATTCTATTACATCAACTCCTTTGTGCAACAGTCCAAGATGCGGCCCGCCCTGGTCTTCATGGCAGAGACGCAGCGCAGGCTGCCCCCCTCCGTGATTGTCCACTGGCGGTACGAATCCCAGTTCTGGAACGGCGAGGTGGACCGCACCATCCGGGAGGTGGAGAAGGAATACCGCATATCGCTAAACATGGTCAAGGTGGACACCCCCCGCAGCCGCAAGTATGACCGCATCCTCCGACTACAGGGCTATTACCAAAACGGACGCATGATCTACAACCAGGCCAAGCAAAGCCACCCAGACACCCAGCAGGGACTGCGCCAGCTATTCGGCATAGAACCCAACTACAGCACCAAGGACGATGCCCCCGACGCCGATGAGCAGGCCGTGGGTTTTCTGGAAAAATACGTCGAGTACGGCTCGGATGCCAATCAGCTGCGTACCGGCAGGATCAACCCACTAAACGAACGCATATGATCTACATCACACGGGAAGACCTCGAGACCGACGCCTTCGAGCGGCTCATCAACGAATCCACCACCGAATCCATACTGGACAGGACTGAGGGGAAAGTACTGGGCATCGTCTCCTCCTACCTCTCCGGGAGATATGACGCCATACTTATCTTCGATCCCGAAGCCCCCATCAGGGATGAGCTACTTGCCGACATCGTCAGCCGCATCGTACTCTACCGCACCTTCCGGCGCAACGCCGCCCGCAAGGTACCCGAGGACGTGGCCACCGACTACGGATGGGCCATGAAGGAGCTCCTTCGCATTCAGAAAGGGGAAACCATACTCGACCTCCCCGCACCGCTGGATGGCGAGGGAAATCCCGAATCCAACACCATGTTTGGCAACAACACCAATGAAGACTTCTATATCTGACAGATAAAGCATTTAAGAGGCGTTTAAGCCTCCGCTCATCAATCCCATTTGACAAAACTGATGAACTACATCCAAAAACTATACACCTCCATACAGGCCCGTATTATACGTCAGGCACCGGACAGTGTCCTGATGATCGAGGCGGCCATGCGTACGGGGGCCGGACACACACCCAGGCGTACCGAAGCCCGCAGCCTGCAGGCCAAGACACTCAAGCAACTCAAGTCCGCCGTGCTCTCCGCCTCCGACCCCTACCTGCCCGACTTCCGGGAGCTGGAGGAGATCCATACCAACCTGCTCATGGACAACCATCTCTCCTCCGTCATCGAGTCCCGCATCCTGCACACGCAGCGCAGCAAGATCAAGATGGTCAACGATGCCGGTACGGAGAACCCCGACATCACCTGGCTCCTGGAGCGGCCCTGGTTTGAGGAGTTGCAGCACCACTTCATCATGTCCCGTTTTCGGGGCAGGCAGTTGATAGAGCTCTTTGAACTCACCGATGCCGATGAGTTGGCCACCGTCACACGCATAGAGCAGAGCCACTTCAACGTCAGCGACGGCTATATCATGCATGAGCCCGGTGACGCGTCCGGCGTGGAGTACCGCCGCGGCAGGATGAAGGACTTCTACATACAGATAGGCCGTGACCTGGACTTGGGGATGCTTACCGAGATGTCCACCGCCGTACTCGCCAAGAAGCTGGGATTCGGCTCCTGGCTCGACTATATAGACAAGTATGGCATACCGCCCCTATTCATCACCACCGACAGGGAAGACCCCAAGCGGATGAACGAACTCTTCGACGCCGCCACCAACTTCCGAAAGAACCACTTCATGGTAGGCCGGGGACAGGAGGTCTTCAATATCCCCAATGTGGGAGGAGTGGATGCTCACAACACCTTCGACAAGCTTATCGAGCGGGTCAACTCCGAGATATCCAAGCGGGTACTCGGCGGATCGGGCACCTCGGATGAAAAAGCCCACGTGGGTTCTGCCGAGATTCAGTTCCGGCTGACCAAGGACCGCTACGAGGCCGACAAGACGAGCTTTAAGCATTTCTTCAATACCGCCGTCAAGCCAAGGCTCATAAAGCTCAGTACCGTCTATGCGCCGCTCGCTACCCATTACCTGGACTGGGACGATACCAAGACCATGGGGCAGATGGAGTACATCGACGCCGTCACCAAGCTGGCCACCCACTTCCTCATAGACCCCGACAAGGTCAGCGAGCGCACAGGCATAGAGATCATCGGACACAAGAGCTACGGGAGCACAGGCGGTACGGAGGACGCTCCCCCGCCAAAAAAGCCTAACGCCGTCCTTCACTGGGACGGCATCGTGAATCTGCACCGATACGCCAAGCAAGTAGTGGCTCTCTACCATGCCGATACCTGCGGCTGCGCCTCTTGTGCCGAGGACAAGGTCACGGCCATCGACATCGCCGGATGGGTGCAGGTCATGGAGCGCATCGCCCGGGAGACTTATGACGGCACACTCAAGCGGGGCGAGCTGGATGATGCCCACATCCTCAAGACCTAC